GCGACATTCACCAAGAACGGCATGCTGGCCAATCCGGAGCGCTCGCGGTTCAAGGACAAGCGAGGCAAGAGCGCCTGCGGGCTGCGGCTTCGCAGTGCCTACATCAACCGCGAGAACCAGCGCTATGGCATGGTGCGCGGCCTCATCAGTATTCAGGACGAAATTAACAAGCGGCGCTCGAAGGCGCTCCACCTCGTCAACGTGCATCAGGTGATCGCCGAGCAGGGCGCGGTGCAGGACGTCGATAAGGCCCGCCGCGAAGTCGCCAAGCCGGACGGGTACGTGGAGATCATGCCCGGCCTCAAGTTTGAGATCGTGCCCAGCGGCGAGTTGGCACAGAGCCAGTTCCAACTCCTGCAACATGCCACGGCCGAGATGCAGCTTTCTGGGCCTAATGCGGCAATGTCTGGCACCGACCCGCGCGAATTGAGCGGGCGCGCGATCCTGGCGCAGCAGGCAGGTGGGGCGGCACAGAATGAGCCGCTCGCCGATGCGCTGCGCTACTGGTCGCGCGAGGTCTATGAGGTGGCCTGGATGGCTGCGCGGGAATACTGGACCGGCGGCAAGTGGGTGCGCGTGACCGATGATCTGAATGACACGAAATGGATCGGCGTCAACCGGCCGATCAGGGTGATGGATCGTCTCGCGGCCTTGCCGGAACAGCAGCGCGCCATGGCAATGCAGCAGATGCAACTCATGCCAGGCGATCCGCGGCTGCAACAGGTCATCGGCATCGAGAACGACATCACGGACCTAGACGTGGATATCACCGTCGAGGAGGGCATGGATATTCCAAGCCTCCAGCAGGAGACGTTCCAGACATTGGTGCAGTTGGCAGGAATGCAGCCTGGATTGATACCGGGTGACGTGCTGATTGCGGCGTCAGGACTGCGCGACAAAGATATGTTGCTCGAGCGCATGAAGGAGCACCAGCAACAACAGGCGCAGGTGCAGCAGAAGGCTGGCGCACTCGCCACACAGCACGCCCAGGCCGACATTCAGAGCAAGCAGGCCAAGGCGGCGGCTGACATGGCACTGGCGCAGGAGCGCAAGGTCAACGCCGTGCGCCAGGTTCACGACGTGCATGCGGATTTCAGTGCACCGCCGTATGGGCAACCGAACGTGGCGCCAGACAACCCGCCTGGCGTGCAACCAATGCAGCCGCCTGATCCTGAGCAGATGACGCCAGACATGGCGATGGCCCACCAGATGGCGGACCTGGCCAAGAAACAGGCCGACATCCGCAACACACAGGCGTCCACCGCGCTGACCACAGCGAAGATCCCGCAGGTGGCGCACCAGACAGCAAATACCGCGGCCACCACCAACCGGCTGCTTGCCACGCCCATTCCTCAGCCAGCAGCGCCCACAGCGAGGTAATCCGATGCCAGCAACAGCAACCGGCCGCGGTGCACAGGTCGTGCTCGATCCACAGTCGAATACCACCAAGGCAGTGCGCGGCGCCTACGCATCCACGTTCGAGGCCAACGCCGCCAAGGTCGCGGCCGATGTGGCAGCAGGCATCGCTGCTGACGGCTATCGCCCGGACGGCACGACCAATACCGGTGCGACCGCGGTGGACATCGACGTAAACCCAGCAGCGACTGCCAGCATCACCGGCTCGATGATCATCGGCACCAGCGCCGGCCCGGTCATCTCCTCCGGCACCGGCGTCGCCAGCGGCACACAGCCATCCGGTTCCATCTTCATCCGCACCGACGGCGCGGCCGGCGCTCGCATCTACGTGAGCCAGGGCGGCGGCACCTGGATCGCAATCGCGACTGTCTAGTCCAGCATGTCAGGCGCTAACGGTCTTTTCGATCCGCGTATCATGCAGCAGTGGGATACGCTCCAGACGGGGCAACTCAATGCGCTGGCGCCGCAATCTGCCGGATCATTGTTCGATACCAGCGGCGGCCCTACGGCTGAGGGATTACAGGCGCCAGGGAATATAAACATCCATCGGCGGCCGGTCGTGCATAACCCGGACGGTAGTATCAGCACAGTGCGGTCGATCACCGTCGGTGGCGAGAACGGCGAGCCGGCCTTTCTAATCCCAACTGTGATTGGCAATCGCGTGGTCTCCAATCAGGAGGCGATCGACTACTTCCGACGCACCGGCGAGCATCTCGGCCAGTTCGATACGCCAGAGAACGCCGACGCATACGCCCGCTCGCTTCATGAGGCGCAGGCGACAGAATACCTCAGGTAATCGACTAAGGACATCCGATGGCTAACGAAGCACTCGACAGCTTCCTTGCGTCCGAAGCGCAGGAGGCGACCAGGGAACCTGCCCCACAGGCCGCCCCAGAGGCACCGCCAGCGGCGCCGGAGCCGAAGGCTGACGCCAAGCCGCAGGGAGAGCCGAAAGCCGCCACAGCCACGCCTGAGGACGACGCAGAGCCGCCGCAGCCGCTCGACGGCGAGCCGGTCATCCCACGCCGCGCCTACGAGGACGAGCGGCGGAAAAGACAAGATTGGAAAGAGAAGGCGGCCCGTTACGAGGGCGAACTCGCGGCCATCCGCAAGCAACTGGAGGAGGTCCAGCGCCCCCAGCCGCAGCCTATGCCGCCGCTGGCGCCGATCGACCCTTCCCAAGACCCGACGGGCTTCACCGTCCGCATTCAGCAGGTCATGCTCAACGAGCGGTTGAACAACTCGGAAATGCTGCTCCGCGACAAGATCGGCGACGACAAGGTAACCGAATACGTCCAGGAGTTTCAGCAGCTCGCACAACGCGATCCGACGCTGTTCGGGAAGCTGTATTCGCAAACCAACCCCTACGGCTGGATGCAGCGCGAGGTCGAGCGCCAGCGGGTGCTGCGTGACGTCGGCGACGACCCGAGCGCATACCGCAGCAAGATCGAGGCCGAGGCGCGGGCGAAGTGGGAAGCTGAGGCGGCTGCGAAGCCACCACCACCATCCCCGGCCGCCGGTCTACAGCCGTCGCTCGCCACCGTGCGCAGCGTCGCCGGCCGCACCGCATCAACTTGGAGCGGCGAGCCGAGCCTCGAGGATGTGCTCGCACCAATCCAGAACCGCAAGAACACGAACGGCCAGACCAGGCGGTTCTGAACGTGCCTCCCCGCCGCCGGGGGTAATCGGGCGCGAGTGACTACCCAGGTGCCGCCGACCGAAACGGGCGCAGTGGGCTGCCGCCGAGCATTAACGGGCGCGATCAAAGAAAGGAGAAAGATCAACCCCAGTATAGGAGTGCTCGGCTGTGGCCGACATGAATGTAACCCCGGCTAGAACGGGACTAACGCCGATCCAGTGGTCTTCAGACTTCTGGGTGGAATACATCAGGGAAAACCAGTTTACTCCGTATTTTGGCACCTCCATGGATGCCATGATACAATTACAGACCGATCTAACACGAAAGCCCGGCGACACTGTCGTTTTCCCAACCGTCCGCAACCTCGTGGGCGCTGGCGTCACCGGCAACACGGTGTTGGAGGGCAACGAGGAAATCCTCAACGCCCGCTCGCTCAACGTCGCTGTCGGCGTCATCAGACACGCGGTCGCCGTCTCGCAATGGGACGAGCAGAAGTCGGTCATCGATCTGCTACAGGCCGCCCGCCAGGTGCTGAAGAACTGGGCCGCCAACAAGCTGCGCACCGACATCATCCTGTCGCTCGGTGCCATCACGGCAGACGGCAACGTGCAGATCACTTATGCCGCAGCCTCCGCGGCACAGCGCAACACTTGGTTGGTCAACAACGCCGACCGCGCACTGTTCGGCATCTCCAAAGCGAACGCAGTGTCTGGTGTCTACGCCACGGCACTCGCGACGGTCGACAACACCGCCGACAAGATGACCGCCGCGCAACTTACGCTGGCCAAGCGGCTTGCCCGTACGGCGACGCCAAAAATCCGGCCGATCAGGGTTAATAATGACGAGGAATGGTACGTCGTGTTCGTGCCGAGCCTCGTGTTCCGCGACCTGATGCTGGACCCGACGATCGTCAACAGCCTGCAATATGCCTGGAACCGCGGTTCCGACAACCCGTTGTTCACCGCCGGCGACATCATCTACGACGGGCTGATCATCCGTGAAATCCCCGAGTTGCCGGTGCTCAAGACCACCGATCCCGGCGGCTCAACGATCGATTGCGGCGCGTCCTACCTCTGCGGCGCGCAAGCCATCGGCATCGCCTGGGCACAACGGACGAAGGCCATCACCAACGAGCGCGATTACGGCTTCTTCAGCGGCGTTGGCGTCCAGGAAATCCGCGGTGTCGGCAAGCTGAGGTTCGGCACCGATCCCACCGTGGACACCACGAAACCGGTAGATAATGGGGTATTCACGATTTGGAGCGCTGCCGTTGCTGACGCATAACGGTGGGTGCTAAACTAAGCGAGACCGGGAGGTGCTGAAACACCTCTCGGCCTCTAACCACCATCGACGACTGGAGCGTCAATCATGGCTAAGCCGTATGTCCCATATTCGGGACCGATCGTCACGCACGCCGAAGCCGTGGCGAACGGCCTGAAGCGCTACTTCCCCGGCTCAATATGTCGTCGTGCCGGGCATCTCAGTGAGCGAGCAGTCTCTAGTGGAAACTGCATAGCCTGTCTTTTGGTCAGCACTGCCGTGTGGCAGAAGGCCAACCCACAGAAGTGCGTAGAAAAGTCCCAGAGATACCAAGCGGCGCATCCCGAGCGGCCTGTAGCGTATCGGAAGGCCAACAAGGAAAAGATCGCTCAACGCGGTAAGGCTTACAAACAGGCCAATCCTGACAAGATACGAGAAAACACACGAAAGTGGCATGCCGCGCATCCGGATGTGGTTCCGCGCTGGCGCAAGTCCAACCCGGAAGCCTATCGGGCACAAGTTCAGACACGCCACGCACGCATAGCGAATGCCGAAGGTCGCCACACCGCCGCCGACCTAAAGGCGCTGCTGAAGCAGCAGAACGGTCGCTGTGGCTACTGTCGGAAGTCCATCAAGACAACATGGACTGTTGACCACATCCAGCCGCTGTCACGTGGCGGCACGAACTGGATCTCCAACATTCAGTTGCTATGTCCGTCATGCAACTACTCGAAGCAGGATACCAACCCCATTGAGTTCGCCCGGCGCATCGGCCGCCTCGTCTGACTTCAACAAGGAGTACCAACATGGCAAGCGACAAGCACGAAACCGCGTCCAGCGGGCAGCATCCTCCGGGCGCCACGCCGACGTCGGCGCACCAGGCGGCGCGCACACCCCATCAGGACCACACCCCGCGCCAGGAGGAGCAGTATGCGCGGGACCGGCCGCCAGTGGCACTGCAAGGCCAGGCAGCGGCGCTCGACCCGAAGGCCGCGGCTGAGCTGAAGGAGGCCCGAGCCGCGAGCAGCATCGGCGCGCAGGTCATCCTCGACTACAACAGCGACAGCGGCCTCGGCGCACGCGGTGGTGCCGGCGCGGATATCGTCGAGAACCAGATCGCGCGGGATCAGCATCTCGTGGCGCTGGGGCTCGATCCGGTCGGTTGCAGCGGGCCGCCGCCGTCGCCGGAAGTACTCAAGGCTAGGCGTGAGGCAGAGATGGCCAAGGCCGAAGCGACGGCAACCATGCCGACGCAGGATCCAAAGGCCACCCGCATGTCGAGCCTTGCAGCCGGCATCGCCCCTGATCTGCCACCACCAACTGAAGGAGGTGCGCCGACCAACGTTGACGTGCCCTTTCGTGGCGCAGGCCGGCACACAGCTTAGCTGCACGATGGGGAACTGGACCGGCGAGCCGACGTCCTATGCCTATGCGTGGCAAATGGACGGGGTGTCGGTCGGCACCGATGCCGCAACCTACGACGTGCAGGCGGGCGATGTGGGCCATACTGCGACCTGCATAGTGACGGCCAGCAACGCCGCAGGCTCAACGGCAGCGCCGCCTAGCAACGGCGTCGTCGTCACATGACGGTATCGGTTGGCACCATCGCGCAGCAATCGCTCCGTCGTCTCGGCGTGCGCGTGGTGCCGCTCGATGACAGCCCAACGCTGACCGAAATGGTTCCTGCCTCCACGATCGCCACCGCGGCGCTGGTGGAGTTGGGTGTCATCGCATCGGACGAAACGCCGTCCGCCTCGGACCAGGCGCTGATGGTCGACAAGGTGGCGAGCGTGCATGCATCGCTCGACGCCCAGGGCGTGGTGTGGTGGTCCTCCGACGCCATGCCGCGCGCCTTCGTTGAGGAATACACCAAGCTGGCGGCAGCCTATGCCGCCAGTTCCTTCGGCAAGAGCATCGATCCGGCGGTCGTGGCTCTGCTTGAGGGCCGCGTGCGCAAGGGCGCCATGGTGCTGAGCGCCGACGACAACGCGCAGCAGGCCGTGCAGGCGGTGCACGACGACCTGGTGATGCGCGGATGTGCGCGGTGGACAACTTGGGACATCCCAGAGGCGGTCGGTGATGCGTATGCGGTGCTTGCCGCAGATCGCCTCGCGCCGCTGTTCGGCATGGACACGGACGCGAAGGACACCGCGTTGGCGATGGTGGCGATCTATCGCTACGTCGCGCTGCCGAGCAGTGGCGAGACCGTGGTAGCAGCGTATTTCTAGGAACGCGCGATGGCGTATCGCTTGAAATATTCGGACTATCCCGGCACCGCCGAAGGTCCGCCCGATCCAGAGCGTTGGGTGGGGCCGCCTGGGCCTATGGGTCCGCCCGGTCCGCAGGGAGTACCCGGCCCCATAGCCGAGGGCGGCCCGTTCCTGCCGCTCAGCGGCGGCACGATGCAGGGCGTGCTCAACGTCATCGCGACGGGCGGCAACACAGCGCGCTCGGTGCAGGATCGCTTCGCCGAAGTCATTGACATTCACGACTACGGCCAGATCGGCACTGGCAACGCAGCCACAGACACGGCGACATTCCTGGCAGCGGTGGCAGCACTCCCCACCAACGGGGGAGTGATAAAGATCGGTGGTGTCCCAACCAGCATCACACTCAACCAAACGATAGTCATCAACAAGACATGCAAGATACTCGGTGACACTACCAACGGATGGGCGTCCAGTATCGTCTGTCTGATGAGTGGTCCGGCCTTCCGGTTTAGCGATCCGACGCCATCCTATCAGAAGACATTTGAAGTGGAGAGCGTCCGGTTTGTTGCTAATGGTTCCGCTGGGCCTACGCAGTCCGCAATCCAGGTGAACATCGGGCCTACGTCGGGTCAGGTGTTCCCCAGTTTCGTCGGGCGCAACATCACAATCAGCAACAACGTAGCCAACGCCGCAAGCCCTTATGCGCAGACATTCACGCACGGGATTGAGTTCGTGCCAGCCAGCGCGCCAACAGGAAGCCAGCACTGCTTCTGGAATGTGACGCTGGATAATATCCAGTTCCTGGGTGCTATCGACAGCGCGACCGGAAAGCCAATCACCGGCACCGCC